TTTTAAAATATCGCGCTCCATGCGCAGGCGCTCGTTCTCTCGCTGCAAACGAGCGATCTCCGCCGCGTGGTCCGCCGACGGCAGCGTCGCCTGCGTTGCGGGGCGCCGCGACGCCGCCGTCGGCTCGCGCCCAGCCCCGCGTTGTTCCACCCAGCGCCGCAGCACTGAATCGCGCAGCCCGAGCTCCTTGGCTACCGAGCCGACCGAGCGGCCGCTCGAAGCCACAAGATCAACCGCTTGCCGCTTGTAATCGTCCGTAAACGCTCGTCGCTGACGTCTTTCCATCAAACACCTCTTGGCTCGCCGAGCCTACTACAGGTGTCCACTGAATTGGAGGAGGTTCAGTCACTTTGCAGGCTCATTACGCAGTTCCTTGAGGGAGCTTGCAATCAAAATGGCCACAGACCCGAATCCATAGAGTGCTAGGAATATCCAGTTGAGGCGATCCTTGTTGCCCTCGAGGCGCTTTTTCTTTTCGGATAGACGAACCTGTATCTTCTCCAGCCTATCTTGAATAATCGGCATCGCCTCTTCCCATGACGTCGCCCGGGGAGCGGCAGGGGGTATGCCGTGGCGCTGCTCTTCGTCCAGCAACTCTTCCAATGGCTTCAAACCCAACTCGTAATTGTACGTCTGAAGCTCCCGCAGCCGTTCGCGCCCATCTTCATTGCCCTTCAGCGTCTCGTACAGTCCATTGAACAGTGCATTATTCGATTGATAGGTCTGATAGACGCTTTGTGCGTTTGAGATGGCTTGAACATCGCGGCTTACCCGTTCGACTAGAGATTGTTGGAATGCCCAGGACAAGAACAGAAGAACCGCGCCGCACACCGACACGATATTCAGTGTTGCTTTAGTGAACATGCCACCCTCCCGAAGCGCCGGTGCCGGCAGATCGAGGGACCTTGGAGATCGAGTCTTATGATCGGCCCAAGCTAACGTCCCCGCGAATCCCAGGAAGACAGCGATCACAGCGAGGCTGAGCAGCACTGCGTCAAACGGCATCGCGATCCACTCCCAGCTCACGTGCGTACTATAGCGCACTCAACTGGCGCGCGCAGCTGCCTGACTTCGGACCAGGCCGCCTGTCCGAAGGGGCGATACCGCCCGGTGTGACCGCGGGCGCGAAAGCTGCGGGAGCACTACGGCCGGCACCTTCCGGAGAGCCGGCACATGCAGATGGCGCGCTCAATCATGGCCATCGCCGCCCACAAGCGTCGCATCGCGGAGTTGACGAGTGGCCTCCAAGCGCCAAAGCGCTAAGAAATCGGCCGGCGAGGGCAAACTCCCGCCTATAAAAGCTCCCTGGCCGGCGGAAAAGGTCGAGCGGCGCTACGGCAACGGCAGGAATAAACCAAATGCCGCGGGCGCGGTCGATTTATCGACCGGCGGAATCAATTAGTGATCCAGGTCACTGTACGTCACCGCTCGTGGAGCAGACATTGCCGCTACGGTTCGGGAGATGGTCCGGTGCCATGGATAAGGAGTAAGTCATGAATACGATTACTGCGACTGCACATACTAAACAGGATGAGTCACTCCGTGAGCTATCAGCGGATGAACTTGATCAAATCGCCGGGGCCACGGCGACTACGACCGGGTGCGGATATTCCACCAAACATCCGGTGGTTACGCTCATAATCTCCGACATAACTGTCGGTGGAGTGCCCACAGGTGGGCCGCCCATCGGCCCCTGAAAGCTGGTCTGGTCATTGTTGGGGGCCTTTCCAGGCGTCAGCTTCTTGCCGGCCAGAAAGGCCTCGCCGAGACGTGAAAAAACCCCGGCGCCTTGTGGGCAGCCTGGGCTTTCGAACGCGCGGGCGCGGCGCTTATGCGGCGACGGAATCGCAAATTGCCCCGCAGTCGGACTTCAGTAATCCCGGCGGTGCCGCCGACGCTGCTGCACGCCCTGCTGCTCCACACCCTGCTGCTGCACGGCCTGCTGCCGCCCGAACAGGAGGCGCCAGTTGACATCGCAATGCAGGATCCACCGCCCGGATGCCGACGCCAGGCATTGGCCTTGCGTCGAATAGGAGCAATCGCCGGAATAGCCGAGGTCCCCACCTTTGAGGCACCAGGTGTCCTGGCGTGGCGGCTGCAGGATGGCACGGGGGTAATCACCGGCAATCGCGGCCGTCCCGGCTGCTAGCAAGGCCAATATGGCTACAATCGTGCGCATGATTATGGTTCCTCTCGAGAGGCGTCCCGATCTCCACATCCTTGAGTGGTTTAGGCAACGATGGCAAACCGACATGGAGATAAACACGATTGAACGAACTTACGAGACAAGCCTCAGCGGTTTCGGACGAAATGCGCGAGCTGTTTGCTACGGTGCATGAGCCCGGTTATGGCCCTGAGCCGAAGAAGATCAAAATCGCCGGCACGCCCGCAGTCAGGGGTAGACCGGACCTCCTCGCGCGGCTCTCTACCGCCGCTTGTGACCCATAAGAGACATCGGTCTCCCGAAGTGCTAGTTAGGAATAGCCGAAACTACCGGAGCCAGTCTGTTTGCCCTGCGTTCTCAGAACTCCAACAGTCGAAGAACTGCCAGCGCTTTCGGCATTGTGCTTCCGGTCGAAGGCAGTGTGGGGCTACGACAACCACTTCATGGAAGCGTGCCGCAGAGAACTCTCCATTGAACCATGTGAGTTGCGGTCAACCTTGATCGCGGCTGCAGAAAGGAACGGCAAAATCGTTGGCGTTGCGCAGATCAAGGTAATCGGAAGCGAAGCGGATTTGCTCAAGCTGTTTGTCGAGCCGACGACGCTGCGCGGCGGTATCGGCGCGGCCCTTTTTGTCTGGGCAAGCGAGCAAGCAACACGGATGGGTGCCGATCGCCTTCTGATCGAAGCCGACCCGGAGGCCGCTCCTTTCTACAGACGAATGGGAGCGCACGACTACGGCCTCGCTCCGTCCGGTTCAATACCCGGAAGGATGCTTCCAAAGCTCGTCAAGGAGCTGCGACCGACTTGACTGTGCGTGTCTCCTCTTGGCCCGACTGAGAAATCATCACGGCTGAAATCGATGTCTGCTATCTGAGGTAGTTCAGACCAGATTTGCTCCGGGCGAGACTTTCTGCCCCTGACCCATCTCGGAAATTGAGCCGAGGCGTAAGCAAACGACCGGCAACGGAATTGGCGCAAACGCCAGAGCTTGCGCCAATGTTGGGACCGACAAGACGAATCAGCCAATCGCAATCAGCCCAGTCATTTGCTCTGCCCCACTGTCACGGATTCGCTGACCATCGCCTGGTTACTGATCGACGTGCAGATTCGTTGAACAGGCTGAGAATCTCCCGCAAAGGTAATTTTTTGGATGAATGGCTTGTCTATCGCAACTGTAATCTTCTTTCCGTCATCGGAGACCCGGAACAGCCTGCTTTCCCCCTCTATGGAGAATTGCTTGCCAGCATTCGGCCCGGCGTTCAGCATACCCTGAAAGGTGCCGGGCTTGACGGCCATACGATATGCGTGATCACCTTCGGGGGTATAAGTGAACGAGAACGAGATTGTGCCCGCACTTACTGCCGCTCCATAAGGATTGGGCGGCGGAACAATGGTCACGAACGTCGTTCTCGCCTCACCAGTCCCATCGCCATGGTAGATGACCTGACCTTCGGCGGTGAGCTGGCTGAGGTTGGTCTCGCCGATTGGGATCGTGAAGTTTCCCTTGGGGTCTTGCTTGAACCCGCCCGGTGCGACCAGGCAAATCTGGGTGCCTACAAGCGAGTAAGTACCCTTAATATTGTCAGCGGCCGCCGCCGCACCCGCCGCGGTCGATGCAATGACAATAGTCGACCAAAATAGCGAAACACGCATGGGCTTTCTCCTGAGATTTGAGAGCCCCCACAAATTTGATGTCAAAGGTAGATCGCGAGCTTTGAAGTTGATTTGGATCAAGGCCCCCACGACGAAGCGAACCGTTGGTTTTTGCCGAAGTTGCATAGCCGCACTTCGAGCGCAACCGGCGACAAAGCTATTGATCAGCGGTCTGGTTTGCTGCGTCATGAGTCGGGTCCTGGCCCGACGCGGACCTTGTGCAACGTCAGCTCTTAAGTCGGCTGCTCGGGGTGAAGCGGACTCGTTGTGCTCATCGAAACTGAAATTTCTGGAAGCTGCCTGATTCAATGCCACAGAAAGCGAAGACGCCGACCGACGCGGAGCGCAAGCTGGTCCAGTCGATGGCGGCGGTCGGTATCCCATCCGATTTGATCGGCCAGGTGATCGGTGTCTCTGGCAAGACGCTGCGCAAGCACTATCGCCACGAGCTCGACCTGGCCGTGACGAAGGCCAACACCGAGGTCGCGGGCTTCCTCTTCAACTCTGCCAAGAAGGGCAACGTCTCCGCGCAAATCTTCTGGCTGAAATGCCGCGCCGGCTGGAAAGAGCCCGCGGTCGATCACAATCACCGCGGCGCGATCGGCACCTATGACCTGACGAAACTGTCTGATGACAAGCTTAAAGAGCTTGAGGCAATCCTCGGCACGGCTGCCCTCGTTGGCGGAGATCCGGGCGGAGATAGCAAGGCGTGAGGCGGAGCGGCAGCGCCAGGATGTAGAGCGCAACGCCGAGTCCATCCGGGCGCGCTGTCAGACGCTTGCCGGGTTCGTGCGCGAGGCCTGGAAGGTCCTCGAGCCGAACACGTCCTATATCCACAACTGGCACATCGATGCCATTTGCGAGCACCTCGAGGCGGTGACGGACGGCCGGATCAACCGGCTGCTGATCAATGTGCCTCCCGGGTCGATGAAGTCGCTGCTGGTCAGCGTCTTCTGGCAGGCGTGGGAGTGGGGGCCGAAAGGCCTCCGGTCGCTGAGATATCTGGCCACGGCCTTCAATGACGGGCCGGTGCTGCGCGACGCATCGAAGTTCCTGAACCTGATTGAGTCGGACTGGTATCGGGCGCTCTGGCCCGAAGTTAAGCTAACGCGCTCCGCGCTGACGGCGATGGAGAATAGCGACCGCGGCGACCGTCGCGCCGTCGCCTTCGGCTCGCTGACCTCGCAGCGCGGCGATCGCCTGGTGATCGACGACCCGCACTCGACGACCACGGCCGAATCCGACACCGAGCGATTCAAGACTACCCGGCAGTTTCGGGAAGGCGCCATCAACCGCCTGAACGATCAGGAGCGGTCCGCGATCGTCGTCATCATGCAGCGTCTGCATGAAGACGACATGGCCGGCGTCATCCTGAAGCTAAAGATGCCCTTTGTGCATCTGATGCTGCCGCAGGAGTTCGAGCCGGAGCGGCGCTGCGTCACCAAGATCGGTTTCCAGGATCCGCGCACGCAGCTGGGCGAACTCTTGGACCCGGTGCGCTGGCCGCGCGCGACGTGGGAACAGTTCAAGAAGGACTCCACCGCATACGCGATCGCCGGGCAGTATCAGCAGCGCCCGGCGCCGCGCGAGGGCGGCATCTTCAAGCGGCACTGGTTCGAGATCGTGCCCGCCGCGCCCGCCGGTGCGCAGTATGTGCGCGGTTGGGACTTGGCGGCCTCAACAGAGCAGACGTCGCCCTTCATGGCCGGCGTGCTGCTCGCGCTGAAGGACGGCGTCTATTTCATCGAGGATGTGGTCCGCGATCGCTGCGGGCCGGCCGACATGGAACGGCTGATCTACAACACGGCCGTCTATGACGGTCATGACGTCCGCATCTCGATTCCGCAAGATCCCGGGCAGGCCGGCAAGACACAAGTGCTGGCCTTTGCCAAGCTGCTCGCGGGCTTCGACGTTCGCTTCTCGCCTGAAAGCGGCGACAAGGTCGAGCGCGCCACCCCGGTGTCCGCGCAGGCCGAGGTCGGCAACATTAAGCTGGTGCGCGGCGACTGGAACACCCCTTTCCTCGATGAGGTCTGCTCGTTCCCGACCGGGACGTTCAAGGACCAAACCGACGCGCTGAGCCGGGCCTTTGGCGCGCTGCTCGCTCAGAAGCCCAAAATCATATTCTGATGAGGCCAGATGGCTCTGCTCGACATCTTCAAGGGCAAACGCCTGGGCCGCCGGCGCCAGGAGCCGCCGCGCGATACGATCGCGTTCCCGAACCTGATTCAGCCGAACGGGACGCAAACCGGCCGCAAGCGTCTCGCCTTCAAGCCGACGCCGCGCAATCTTCGCTGGTTCGCGCTCAACCCATACGCCAGGCGCGCCATCAACGCGATCAAGAACCCGATCGCGATGCTGGAATGGGAGATCGTGCCGGCGGACGAAGACACCAAGCTCAATTCGGAGCTGGAGCGCCAGATCGAGGTCGCCTCCTACTGCTTCGACCATCCCAACTATGACGATAGCGCGCGCACGCTGCTCGAGCAGGTGACGGAAGACATCCTGCTCGGCGCCGGCGCGATCGAAATGCAGGTGTCGGGTGACGAGCTGCGTCCATTGTGGATGTGGCCAGTCGACGGCCTGACGATTCAAATCTATCCGCTTTGGGACGGCGACCCGCGCGAGGCGCGCTATGTCCAGATCGTCGGATACGGCAACTTCGTCGGCAATGGTATCGGCCAGCAGGTTCAGCTGCGCAATGACGAGCTGATGTATATCCGCCCGAATCCGACCAGCGCCACGCCGTTCGGTCACGGTCCGCTTGAGATCGCGTTCAATACGGTTTCGCGGATCCTTGGCGTCGGCGAGTTCGCCGGCAATGTCGCGACCAACGCCAGGCCGTCCATCGCCCTTGATCTGGGCGAGGGCGCCACCGAGGCCACGCTCAACGCCTTCCGCGCCTATTGGCGCAACGAGGTGGAAGGGCAGGGCCAGATGCCGGTCTGGGCCATGCAGTCCGTCGGCACCGACGGCAAGGCGCGCGGGCCGTCCGTGCTGCGGATGTACCCCGAGGGCGACAAGGCGCTCTACCTCGAATATCAGGAGTTCCTGATCCGCGAGATCGCGGCCGCCTTCGATCTGTCGCCGCAGGTGCTGGGTCTTGAGCGCGACGTCAACCGCAACACCGCCGAGGTCGGCGACGATCGCGATCGTGCTCAGGCGATATCACCATATGCCCACCTGGTGCAGGAGCATCTGACGCGCGAGGCGCTGCACGGCAAGCTCGGCTTCTCGCAGCTCGCGTTCCGCTTCAAGGGCATCGAGCCAGAAGACGAGCTCAACACCGCAACAGTCTTCGAGAAGGAATACAAGAACAACGCCGTCACGCCGAACGAATATCGGCAGGCGCGCGGCCGCGATCCGCTCGAGAACGAGTGGGCGGATCTCACCTATGCCGACTTCGAGATCGCGATGAACGCGGCGCGCGGTGCCGCCGAGGTCGACGACAAGAATCTCAGCCCCGGCAAGTCGAAGAAACCCAAACCGAAAGGGAAGAAGTAGTCATGGCTGTTGTAAATCACCTCATTGAGGTCCGCGACCCGCAGGCCGGCTCGGATTTCCTGGATCGGGTCATCGTGGGCCAGAAGCTCGGCGTGGCGAACGCGGCGGGTGGTGGCGCTGGCGCGAACGTGGCGACCGTCGTGACGTTCACTGAGCCTCTGCCGACCAATTATACGGTCGTGGTGCAGCCAGGCCAGTCGGCCACTTGGTGGATCAGCAACAAGATCAGCTTCGGCTTCACCGTCAACCTCACGCCGAACCCGTCCAGCGCCACGCTGGCGGCCGGCAGCTTCGACGTCACCGTGCTGGCATTCTAAGGAGGATGGCCATGACCGCACTCACCGACATCAAGGCGATCACGCCGACGGCCAACGCCAAAGCTGTCGTATCCGCCAAGGGCTCCGACATCGCAGGGTTGATGGCGCACGCCCAGGTCAAGGCCGCTGAGCTGCAGGTTCTGGTGAAGCAGATCATCGCGCTTCATCCGACCAGTGGCGCCGATGCCGCGAACCTGACCGCGCTCAACGCGATACTGGCGGAGCTGGTGTAATGGCCAAGCTGTCCCGCAAAGAAATGCAGCCCGATGCCGTCGATGGCGTCGACAGGCCGGCCTATGAAGATATTGCCAGCTTCTCGCCGATGAGCGCCATGGCCGACCAAGCCGGCCCAGTGCACGCCATTCATCAGCGCTTCGCTGAGATGCTGCCGCACCTGCCCGCCGCGATCGAGCAGGCCGACGGGGTGCTGAAGCAGTTCCTGGAATCGCTGCTCGAACTGCTGAAGAAGTGAGCCCATGCCCGGCGCAACCATCGCGAAACTCGACAAGAAGAGCAGGGACGCGCTCCCCGACGATGACTTCGCGGTGCCGGGCAAGCGCAAGCTTCCGATCAACGACGTTTATCACACCAGCCGCGCTTGGGAGAACGTCGACGGCACGCAGGATCTGACCCCGGAGGAACGCAAGACAGCGCGCGAGCGCATCCTGCGCCGGGCCAAAGACCTCGGCATCGATACCAAGGACTGGCACAAGATTCAGTCGCTCAAGTCGTGGGCCGTTGAGTGCATGTCGCTCAACATAGCCAACGACGACGACCACCCCAACAAGATGCCGTTCTCCGGCGTCCTGACCAAGCTTGATGAACCTTCCGACGCGCCTCCAGGCGGGGCAGGCGGCAAGCGCATCATCGTGACCTCTGAGGCCGCGCAGCAGGCTGTCAACTCGCTGCTCGGCATGGCGGTCGACTTTACCCCGTCATTCGACGGGCACGATACTAAAGCCAAGATCGGCATCATCACGTCAGCCGAAGTTGTCGGCAACGAGATCCGAATCTCGGGCTTCGTCTATGCGGCCGATTTCCCAGAGACCGCGGAGATGATCAAGGCGCTGAAGGACGTTCTAGGCTTCTCGTTCGAGGCACAACGTCTCTACGTCGAAGACATCGACGCTGATGTTCTCAGGATCACGGAGCTGACGTTCACGGGCGCGGCCATCCTGCGCAAGGACAAGGCGGCCTACCAAACCACCTCACTCGCGGCATCTGCCGATGGAGAGATCAATATGACCGCTGAAGAACTGAAGGCCCTTCTTGGCCCGATGCTCGCCGAGGCCGTGAAACCGATTTCGGACCGCCTCGACCAGGTCGAGAAGGACAACAAGGCCGTCGCTGACGCGCTGCAAGCCAATGCCAGCGTGCGCGCGATGGTTGAGCCCCACTGCTCCGCGCTCGAGTCCTGCGCAGCCGCGATGGAAGCGGCCGGCGTCGGCACCGATGCCAAGCATGGCCATGTTCACGTGCTGCGCCGGATGAGCGACGGCATGCGGGCGGAAGCCGCGCTCGGCAAGGTGCCGCACATCTGGCGCGACCACGACTATCCCTATTACGCCTCGGCAGAGAACCCCGAAGGAGACGACGACGTGACCAAGGACGAAATCAGCAAGATCGTGGCCGAGGCCGTCACCTCCGCCATGAAGCCGCTGCAGGAGCAGCTCAAGGCGACCGAGGACAAGCTCGCGTCGGCCGAAACCCAGCTCAAGGACATGAAGGCCTCCGCACGCAAGGACTCCGATCCGCCGGCTCGCAAGACCGCGAACTCCATGGTCACCACGCTGCTCGCGAAATCCGGCATTACGCTGCCGGAAGGCGAGAGCAAGCTGGCTCTGGAGAGTGTCGACTCGGCGCTGAAGGCGTCGGGCCTCGATCTCCAGAAGCGGATCATGGTCAAGAACGAGCTCAGCCGCATCGGCGCGCTCTAAGCGCATCCAGTTCATCGACCGGAAGGCGACCGTAGCGGGGATTCCCTCTTCGGAACGCCTCGTCATGTCTCGAACCCGATAAGGAACCATCTCCTATGACCGCAAAATGGTCCACTCCGATGCAGGCCGCGGCCGACTATCTCGGCAACGGCGCCATCGAAATCAACCGCTACGAGACCGAGATCTACGACATCCTGCGTCGTGAATCGATCTTCCTCCAGCGCGTTGATCGCAAGCCCGCCAACGGCCACCCGCACCGCTACTTCGAGCAGCTGGCGATCGCGCAGGCGCAGTTCACCGACCCGCGCAACATCGCGCCGGCCCCGACCGGGCCGCAGCGTGTTGAGCGGTCCGCCTACATCAAGGCGATCACCAACCAGACCAACCTGTCGCTGTTCGACGTCGACGTGACTCGGCAGCAGGGCCAGTTCGCCTACGTCGAGGCGAAGGACATCGAGGACATCATCAACTCGATCGTCGTCGGTTCCGCCGGCGCAGTGTGGACCGGCAACGACACCTCGCTCACCGTGCCGACCACCAACCAGTACGTCTCGGTGCTGACGCAGATCACCACCACGGCGCAGATCGTGTCCGGCGCTTCCATCATCGATGGCCTGAAGGCTCAGGTCGCCCAGATGGCGGCGAACACTGTCTTCAAGATCAAGCCGACCGCGATCTACATCGATCCGATCCTCGGCGATTACCTCGATCGCGAAGCCAAGGCGGCGCAGCTCACCCTCGACAAGGTCGAAGTGACCGCTGGCGTCAAGGTGATTGCGATCCAGACGCAAGTCGGTCCGCTCCCGCTGATCCCTGATCCATTCCTCTCCGGCGCGATTACCCCGGCGACCGGCACGGCGTACGGCTTCTCGGCCGTGCCCGCTGGCCTCAAGGGCTACTACGCGGTCATCACCACCGAGAAGGACATCGAGATGCCGGTGGTCCACGGCGGCGATGGCAACCTGATGCCGCGCCTCTTCCAGCTCGGCCTGCTGGCCGGGTTGCAGGGCCAGTATGTGGGCATCCTGTTCGATGCCCTCATCGTCAAGGGCTTCGGCTACGCCCATCGGCTCGTGCAGGTCCTGCGGCCGTAAGCGCCTTATATTAGATCGTGTACTCATTAACCGGCTCGCCGACTGATGTCTGCTTAACCCCCGACAGCGGTGGGAAAGCAGACATCTCGGGAGGTCCGGGTTGGGCCAAAGAACGAACCCGCTTACGCGGGAGCGCGCTGCGCGCGAGGCGGAGTTCGTGGCAACGACGGAGGTTCCAGTTGAGATAGGGTGACAAGG